GTGCATGAGGAAAACAACGCGTTTCCCACCGCCGGCCGGTTCCGGTACGTCGCAAGCGACCGAACCGACCGACCGTGGAAAACGCTTCGTTGCCAATCGTGGTGTCCGCAGTTTGGGGACCAGTTCACGTTCTCGTTGTCCGCGAACACGTCGCTCGCGTTGTCGATCACGATCACCTGGGCCTTGGTGCGCACCGCGGTGTCGGCCAGCCACTGCATCCGCTCGGTGACATGGCCATCGCGCCAAAGCACGCAGTCGGCCTGGGTCAGGTCGTAGACCACCAGGCGATCGCGCAGCGAGCTCATGGGCAAGCCCAAGTCGCTGCAGATGTTGGCCACGCGAAAGTGCACCGTGCGCGCCTCATCCTCACCAGACAGCACCAGGACCTTGCTCGTTGCCGTCTCGATGTTCATGAACGGCTTGCCCTGCGTGAGCGCGACGCCCAACTGCAGGCTGAGGTTTGACTTACCCACGCCGCCGTTGGCGCTCAGCAGCGTCACGGTGCCCTCGGGCAGCCAACCATTCAGGCGCCAGCTCGTAGGCTCGGGCTCGGTGTTGGCCAGTGCCGCCCAGTCCAAGGGCTCGAGGTCGCCAGGCACGGACTCCGGCTTCTCGTCAGCCACCTGCAGGTTGACCGTGATCTGCGGCGGCTGCCTGTTCTCGGGTGCGAACTTCTCCGCGCTGCGCACCGCCCGCGGGATCTCAGCTCGGCGCGACTCCCACCGGCGCAGCTCCTCAGCCTGGCGCGCGTCGGGTTTGACCTGGTCCATCAGTGAGTAAAGGAACTCGACCGCAGCGCCTGGGTACATGCCGCCGGACACCAGCGAGGCCGCCAGGCGCGTGATGTTGTCGTGATAGGCGCGCTGCTCAATTGGCCCTGTGAGGCCTGTGATCATTTCGCCAGCGTGCGTGCCTTTGATAGCACTAGCGTTACTTGACGATGCCGATTCGACGGCCCGCACGGCGTCTAAATCGATGCCCACGGCGTGGCAGGCGTCGTCCAAAGACCAGCGCACGTTGGGGTTCCAGAGCTCAAGCTGCACGCGCCAGGTGCCGGCTGCGCGCGGCTTGGTATTGGACCCAACGGGCAGGCGCACGTAGCGGACGCAGGCATTGCCTGAGCTGTCGTTGCTACGACCGCGTGCGGCCAGGGCCCGCATGACCTTGTCCACCAGGTTGCGGTCGTGACAGTCGGGATCATCGGGATCAAGCAGGATGCCGATCTGGTGCTTGCCGGGTGATGTCTGGATCGCGTAGGACAAGTTGGCCACGTCACTGATCTGGACATCGTCAAGTACCAGCACCGCCAGGCGCACAAACGCGTCCTTGCGTCGTACAACCTGGCCGTCTGGCGTTGCGCGTAAAACGCTGGTGCAGAAGTACGTGTTGTCTTCGTTTGCGCGATCGATCAGCGCTGCCTGCGCGGGTAAACCCTTGTAAGCCCTGCCCGTCCAAACGGATGGTTGTGTATCCGACGGATTCGCTCGGAAACTGCATACCCAGCCATACGTACCCAATTCAAGCGACCCGAGGGCCTCGGTTAAAAAATCGCTGTTGGTCATCGCCTGTTCTCCGATGACCACGTCACACCTCAACGGCTGCCAGCTCCTCCACAGTGATGACCACGCCCTTATGACGCGCCATCTCCATCAGCTGCGGCCAATACCGCTGCGGGACCATGCCGCCGGTCCCGTCGGGCCTGGGGGCGCACCAGCGCGAGAGCGCCGACTTGTTCAGGCCGAGCTGATCGGCGACGGCGGTCTTGCCGCCAAGTTTTTCGATGACGTTGTAAGCGGGGGTAAGGGTGTGGACCGTAGGAATGGCCATCAAGAAATCTCCATCAGGTTGCGTTTGACTCAACGTCCCGATTATGACAATGTTCCAGATCCCGAAATCCAGAACGGCTGGAGCAGGCTTATGAACACCGATTGGTTCCGAGAACGGTTGAAGGAACGAAAGTTATCGCAGCGTGGCTTGGCTCGATTGCTCGAGCTCGACCCGGCGGCAGTGTCGCTGCTGATGCGCGGCCTGCGCAAGATGACCAACGAAGAGGCGCACGCGATCGCAACCATTCTGAATGTTGCGACCACCGAGGTGCTGCGCCAGGCCGGCGTTCAGGTCACCGACGACGTCGTGCGCGTCAAAGTAATGGGTTACATAAACAAGAACCACGTCGTCACGCTCTACCCTCCCAAAACGCATGAAAGCGTTGTGGGCCCTGCCGACTGCCCGCACGGGACCTACGCCATGCGCCGGCAATCACCCGGCGACATCCTTGACGGATGGTTATATTTTGTGAACGGTTCTGAAGATGATCCCAAAGCGCAGCTGCATCACTTTTGCGTTGTAGCGATCGAAAATGGAGAACAGTTGCTTGCCACGCTCAAACCGGGCTACCGCGCAGGAACGTTCAACCTCATCAACGGCAACGGCGCAGACATGGTGCGCGCCGATTGCAAGGTGGTCTGGGCCAGCCGCGTGATCTGGATTAAGCCGGTTTGAGCTACACTGTATTCCCCTTTACTTTTGTCGGGTATTTGATGCGATTTCCTCAACGTCGTGTTCAATCAGCAACTCCAACAACTGAACAAGGAACTGGAACGATGGACCGAAACGACGTCATCAATCTTTTGGGCGGTGCGGCCTTTGGCGCGCTCTATGCCCTCTTGGCCTGGGGAATGATCCAGTGAACGACCAACCCAACACCACCACACACCGATCTAATCCACCGATGGAGCTCATCGAGCAACCCATGCTTTGGGTCGGCAAGGTGTCGTACGTGCCGCACTATTTGAAGCGCCATTTGTGGGTCGCGCCAGGCAAAGGGCTGGACACGATCAAGACCACGACAGAGCTGATGGAGCTGGGCGCAAAAATCGAGATGCGACCGCTCTGGCCGCGGCACTGGACGGCAGCGCTCAATTTTCCGCACTGACTGATGCCAAAACCACAACTTGAAAGGAAAACCACGACATGGAACTGATTGACCAACTGACGCTGCAATGGCAGGCCGCCAAGCAGCGCGAGAACCAGGCGCGCGACGATCGCGTCGCCATCGAGGACAAGATCCTCGCCCTGCATCCGGCGCGCGAGGAAGGCACCGAGTCTGTCACCACCGCGGCCGGCACCAAGATCCGTCTCACCGGCAAGCTGACCTACAAGTGCGACCTGATCGCGCTGCAGTCCCTCACGCTTGACTGGCCCGAGGACGTGCGCCCGGTGCGCATGAAACTTGAAGCCGATGAAACGAAGTTGAAGGCCATCCGGCAAGAGTCGCCAAAGCTGTGGGCAAAGATCGCCACGGCCGTCACCACCAAGCCCGCCAAGACCGGCGTCGCGATCGAGTTCAAGGCAGAGTGACATGGCCTTTGATCTCTCATCCATCAGTAAAACGAAGCGCCTGCGTGCCCCCAAGATCGTCATCGCCGGGCCCGGCAAGATCGGCAAGACCACTTTCGCAGCCAGCGCACCAGGTGCTGTCGGCATCCTCACCGAGGACGGCTCCGACGCGGTCGATGCGCAGGCCTTTCCGCTTGCGCAGACCCTCAATGACGTCTACCAGGCGATCGGCACGCTGCTAAAGCAAAAGCATGACTTCCAGACGGTGTTCCTGGACTCGCTCGACTGGCTTGAGCCCCTGGTGCACGCGCACGTCTGCGAGGCCAACAAGTGGGCAACGATTGAATCGCCAGGCTATGGCAAGGGGTATGTCGCCGCAGCCGAGGAATGGCGCAACCTGCTGCAGGGCCTTGAGGCCCTACGCCAGCGCCGCAACATGGCCGTGATCTTGATTGCGCACGACAAGATCAAGCGCTTTGAGTCGCCGCTTCACGACGGCTATGACCAGTACGTCTTAAAGCTCCACGACCGGGCCTCTGCGCTGGTCATGGAGTGGGCCGACGTCATCGGCTGGGCCAACTATAAAGTCATTACGGTCGAGTCGGACGCCGGCTACGGCAACAAGGAAGTCAAGGCGCGGTCCACCGGGCAGCGCGTTTTGCACGTCGAGCCGCACCCGGCGCACATGGGCGGCAATCGTTTTGGTTTGAAGAACATACCGCTTGCGTGGTCGGCCTTTGCCGAAGCGCTTGCCGCAACGCAGGCAAGGTGATCGCGATGGATATGTTTGATCTTGATGTTGAAGCGTTACGAAAAGCAAAAAAGGCTGCGCGAAAGAAAGCTTATTACAAGGCGAATAAAGAAAAAGCTGCTGCGCAACAGAAAGTTTATTACGAGGCGAATAAAGAAAAAGCTGCTGCGCAAAACAAAGCTTATCGCGAGGCCAATAAAGAAAAAATAGCGGCGTTACAAAAGGCTTATCGCGACGCCAATAAAGAAAAAAGAGCGGCGTACATGAAAGCTTATTGCGAGGCCAATAAGGAAAAACTAGCTGCGCGGAACAAAGCTTATTGCGAGGCCAATAAAGAAAAAATAGCTGCGCGACTGAAAACTTATCGCGAGGCCAATAAAGAAAAAATTGCCGAACAAAAAGCAGCGCGCCGTTTTCGCAAAACTTACATCATCAACCACCTTCTGGTTGCGCAACGCGGTAAATGCGCAAGCTGCCACGTCAATGTCATTGAAAAGCACCACCTCGATCACATCGTACCGGTATCCAAAGGCGGCACCCACGATCGATCTAATTTTCAACTTCTTTGTCCAACTTGCAATCTCGAAAAGTTAGCCAAAGACCCCCTCGCGTTCATGCAAGAGCGCGGCAAACTTTGTTAAACCTAGGAGAACTTCAATGGCACAACTGAACTTCAAAGCATCCAACGTCGAAATCACACCGCGCACTTACGAAGCACTGCCTGAAGGTGACTACGAAATGATTGTCACCCGGTCGGACACCAAACCCACCAAGGCCGGCAACGGTCACTACCTTGAGCTTGAGATGCAAATTGTCGCGGGCCCGTTTAGCGGCCGCCGGCACTGGGAGCGCTTAAACCTTGACAACTTAAGCCAGCAGACCGTCAAGATCGCGCAAGAGCAGCTGGCGCGCCTGTGCATGGCCGTGGGCTTGGATGAGATCGAAGACTCCGAGGAGTTGCACGATCGGGCTTTCATCGCAACGGTTGGCATTGACAAAAAAGACGCCACGCGCAACGTGATCTGGGATTACAAGCCAGCTGCTGCGACCGCTGCGGCGCCGCTTCAGGTGAAGCCTGCCGCAGCTGCAGCCCCGGCCAAGTCTCAGCGTCCCTGGGGCTAGTCATGGCAGCGCTACCTGAAACCCAGCACACGACCGCGCACGCCATCGTGCGCTGGTACGAAAGCAAGCCCCAGGAGCACCGGCCGCACATGGGGGCCAGCATCATCGGCCACCCGTGCGCGCGGTACGTGTGGCTGACCTGGCGCTGGGCCATGACGCCCAAGTTCCCTGGCAGGGTCTTGCGCCTGTTTGACACCGGCAAGCGCGAAGAGGTGAGGCTGCTTGAGGAGCTGCGCGGGATCGGTGCGCAGGTCTGGGACACCAACCCTGAGACGGGCGATCAGTGGCGCGTGGTGGCCTGTCAGGGCCACTTTGGTGGCTCGCTTGATGGTGTTGCCAAGGGCCTGCCCGAGGCGCCCAAGACGGCCGCGGTGCTCGAGTTCAAGACCCACAACGCTAAATCGTTCTCGGACGTACTGAGCAAAGGCGTGCAAGCCAGCAAGTCGCAGCACTATGACCAGATGCAGGTCTACATGGGCCTCATGGAGCTTACGCGCGCGCTTTACATTGCGGTCAACAAAGACACCGACGACGTCTATGTGGAGTGGGTGCACTTTGATGGCGAGCACTTTGAAAACCTGATCGACTACGCGCAAGGGCTGATCAAGATGCCGACGCCGCCTGAGCGCATCTCGGCCGATCCGGCGCACTGGCAATGCAAGGGCTGCACGCATCACGATTTGTGTCACGGTGGCATTGCCGCTGAGGCCAACTGTCGGACCTGTTGTCACGCTTCGCCTGTTGAGAATGGCGCATGGCATTGCGATCATCACAGCAAAAAAATTGACGACGCAACCCAGCGCAAAGGCTGCGGTGATCACTTGCTGATCCCGGCGCTGACGCCCTACGCGCAAGCGATTGACGGCGGCGCAAGCTGGGTCGCCTACAAGCACCGCGACACCGGCCAAGTGTTTGTCAACGGCAAGGAATCGGTCGAGGGCTATGGCCAGGCGTTCACGTCCAAAGAGCTGCAGCACTGCCCGGCAGGGCTACTAGCCAACGCGGCCGAGCTCAAAGCGGTGTTCCCAGGCGCAGAAGTGATCACGGGCGGCGTGCATCAGATCGAGTGGGACACGCCCGAGGACCTGGACAAGGTCAGCAAGCCTGAGACCAAGCGCGAGCGCGTGCACCGCGCCAAGATCGCTGAGAGCCTGCGCAACCTGGAAA